TGAGGTGACGGGTGATGACGTGGTGGAGGGCGAGCGCGTCAGCAACTTTGAGCCGGGGGTCTTCAAATACCTGAACCCCGGTGAAACGGTGGAGGTGCCGCAACTGGGCAGCCCAAACACCAACTTCGAGACCTTCATGCGTGCGGTGCTGCGCAGCGTGGCCGCATCGATCGGCGTCAGCTACGAAACCGTCAGCCGGGACTTCAGCCAGTCCAACTACAGCAGCTCGCGCCTGAGCCTGCTGGAGGATCGCGAGAACTGGCGGCTGATCCAGAACTACATGATCACCCACCTCCACCGGGTGGTGTTTGAGCGCTGGCTGGATGCTGCTGCTTCACCTGCAGTAGGCGCCGTGGCGCTGCCGAACTACGACCAGCTGCGCAGCCGCTACCAGGCGGTGCGGTGGTTCCCGCGCGGGTGGGGCTGGGTGGATCCCGAGAAGGAGGTGGCCAGCTACAAGGATGCAGTGCGCTGCGGCTTTATGACGCAGGCGCAGGTTGTGGCTGAGCTGGGCAGCGACCTGCACGAGCTGACGCGCGCAAGGGCCGAGGAGGTCAAGGCCAACAACCAGCTGGATCTGGTGTTTGACACCGACCCGGCACAGGTGCGCCGCGACGGGATGAAGCAGGCCGACCAAATCGCAGTCGATAGTCTGCCAACAGAGACAGAAGCTCCGGCCGATGGCAGTCCAGCTACGTGAAATTCAATCAGCGGAGCTGAGGCGATCCGCCACCTTTGACTATGCGGATTCAGTCCGTGCAGGCGAAGGGGAGGATGACCGCGCGCTGGAGTTCTCATTCTCATCCGAGGCGCCGGTCGCTCGGTTCTTCGGTGATGAGGTGCTCAGCCACGCCGACAGCGCGGTTGATCTCGGGCGCATGAATGACGGTGCTCCGTTGCTCTGGAATCACGATCCCGATCGACAGATCGGCGTGGTGGAGCGCGCCTGGGTGGACGGGACGAAGAAACGCGGCATGGTCCGCGTGCGCTTCTCCCGCTCTGCCTTTGCCGAAGAGAAGCTGCAGGATGTCCGCGATGGCATCCTGCGCAACGTCTCTGTCGGTTACCGCATCAATGATGCGGCGCCGATTCGCGACGGTGAAGGAATCGTCGCCACCTCCTGGACTCCCTTTGAGGTGACCATGACACCCGTACCGGCCGATGCCTCAGTAGGCGTGGGCCGCAGTCTCCAGCCGGAGGCCGCGGCGCAGGCCGCAACCCCCCCTACCCCCAAACCCCCAGTGGAAGACACCAACATCGACATCGAGGCGGTGCGGGCTCAGGCTGCGGCCGATGAGCGCGCACGAGTTGCCTCCATCACCAGCCTGTGCCGTGAGCACAAGGCCGACGATCTGGCGCAAGGCCTGATTGAACGCGGCGCCAGCGAAGGCGACGCGATGAAGGAAATCCTCGCCAGCATCGCCAAGCGCGCCAAGCAACCCGCTATCCCGGCAGCCCCTGCCGCCCAGCCCGTGGCCGGCGGCTCGGCTGACATCGGCCTGAGCGACAAGGAGGCCCAGAGCTACAGCTTCCTGCGTGCCATCCGCGCCCAGGCCTTCCCGAACGATCGCGCCGCCTACGAGGCCGCCGGTTTTGAGCGTGAGGTGTCGGCTGCGGTGGAGAAGAGGCTGGGCGTAAGCGCCCGCGGCTATCTGGTCTCCAATGAGGTGCTCCAGCGTGATCTGACCGTGGGCACTGCCGCCAGCGCTGGCGATTTGGTGTTCACCGACGCCCGGCCCGGCAGCTTCATCGAGCTGCTGCGCAATCGCTTGGCGCTCAACACCCTGGGCGTCACGATGCTCACCGGCCTCAATGGCCCGGTGGCGATCCCCAGGCAGACCGCCGGAGCTACCGCGTACTGGGTGGCAGAAAAGGGCGCGCCGTCCGAGAGCAACCCGCAGGTTGACCAGGTGAACATGACGCCGAAAACCCTCGGCGCCTACACCGAATTCAGCCGCCGGCTGCTGCTCCAGTCGAGCATCGACGTAGAAACAATGGTGCGCAACGAGCTCGCCACCGTGATCGCCCTTGAGATCGACCGCGCCGCTCTTTACGGACTGGGCAACACCAACCAGCCCCTTGGCCTCAAGCTGATCACCGGCATCAACACCGAGAACTTCGGCGCAGCCTCTCCCACCTATGCGGAGCTGGTGGCGATGGAGACCTCGATCAATGCCGACAACGCCGACATCGGCGCTATGTCGTACCTGACAAACTCCACCCGTTACGGCGCCTTCAAGACCACCAGCAAGATTGGCAGCGAAGCCCAGTTCGTTCTGGAGCCCGGCGGCACGGTCAACGGCTATCCCGTGGTCCGCTCCAACCAGGTGGCCAGCGGTGATGTGTTCTTCGGTGTCTGGAATCAGATGCTGATGGGCATGTGGGGCGCGCTGGATTTGCAGGTCAACCCCTACGCACTCGACACCTCCGGTGGCGTTCGCGTGGTGGCCCTGCAGGATGTTGACGTGGCCGTGCGTCACCCCGAGTCCTTCACCCGTGGTAACGACAATCTCTGATCGTCATGAGGATTGAGATTCTGCGCCGCACTTCCTTTGCCGGTCAGCCCTTGCTGGCCGGTGAGGTGGTGGACATTCCTGACCGTGATGCTCGCTATCTGGTGGGCACCAGCAAGGCTAGAGAGGCGCAGGATCCCGATCCTGAGCCTGTGGCCCAGAAGCCACGCATCCGCAAATCCCCTATTTCTGAGGCTGCCTGAAATGGCTATTTTCCAACAGACGCTGGAGAAACTCCAGCACTTCCCGCTTCACCCGGCGGCATCTGAAACCGCCACCTTCACCGGCGCTACCACCAACATTGCCGACCTGAAGGATTTCGACGGTGACATCCAGATCGTTCTGGATGCTGGTGCTGCTGCTTCTTCCGGCACGATGACCGGCAAGATCCAGCACAGCGACACCACTGAGACCGGCGACTTCTCTGATGTCACCGGCGGCGGCTTCACTGCTGTGGCCCAAGCTGCCAGCAAGCAGGTGATGACCCTGAACCGCGATGCGCTCAAGCGCTATATCCGATTCGTGGGCACCATCGCCAGCTCTGGCACCACCGTCTACTCGGTCAACGGCCACGGCCTGAAAAAGTACGGCTAATGTTTGTCGAGGATCCCCTTCTGTTCCTGAGTGACTTCAGCCTCCCTGTGGTCGCTGGAGCCACTCAGGGCGTGGGGATCCTCGACATGCCTGGTGAGTATGTGCTGGATGACATGCAAATCAGCACCGATTATATGCTTCGCTGTGAAGCATCAAAATTCGGTGCATTGAAGTATGGCGATAATGTGCAAGTTGATACGAATTACTACACGGTCCGAGAGAACCGCTTAGTGGATGATGGCCTGTTCTGTTTGATCAGTCTTAGCAAGCTCACGGCTCCCCCGGTGATCGTTGGAACCGCGATCACGACACTGGGTAGCCTGAAGATAACGACACTGGATGGCCGGTACCTGGTGACTCTCTGATGGCTGAAACCACGATCACAGGCCTGCCAAACGCGAACCTGCCGCTTGTTGGTGACGAGCGGGTGCCGATGGATCAGACCGGCGCCACGGTTGACGCCACTGCGCAAGACATCGCCGACCTGTTCGCGGCCAATCCTCTGGTCGAACAGGTGCCGCTCACGGTGCGCAACCAGACGGGCGTGAATATCGCCAAGGGCACGGCGGTGAGCTTCGCCGGAACAGTGGGCGCAAGCGGACGGTTGCTGATCAAGCCCGCCATCGCCAATGGAACAGACCCCCCTTACTACTTCCTGGGTGTCACCAGCGAGGCCATCAACACCGGCGCCAATGGCAAGGTGATCGCATGGGGCAAGATCCTCAACGTCAACACCAACGCCTTCAACGAGGGCGACATCCTCTGGGTCAACCCTGCGGTGCCCGGTGGATTCACCGCCACCGAGCCCCAAGCGCCGAACCTGAAGCTGCCGGCGGCAGCGGTGGTGAACAAGGGCGTGGGCAGCGGGATCCTGATGGTGCGCAGCACCACCGGCAGCCGCCTGGCCGATCTGCATGATGTCGAGGCCAACGGCAGCAAGACCGATGGCGACGTACTGGCGTGGGATGACGCGGCAGACAGGTGGGAGCCGAAGGCCTTGGCCCCTGCGGACATCGGCGCGGCCACGTCTGCTCAGGGCGCCTTGGCTGATTCTGCTGTGCAGCCTGGTGACCTGGCCACGGTCGCAACGTCTGGAGACTACGACGACCTGAGCAACAGGCCCACGCTGGGCACTGCAGCGGCAACTGATGCCACGGACTACGCCACGGCCGCCCAGGGCGCTCTGGCTGACTCTGCCGTGCAACCGGGCGACCTTGCCACGGTCGCCACCAGCGGCGCCTACAGCGACCTGAGCGGCACGCCAACCCTTGGCACTGCCGCGGCCACCGACGCCACGGACTACGCCCCTGCGGCGAAAGGCGTCACCAACGGCGACAGCCACGATCACAGCGGCGGCGATGGGGCACAAATTGCTTACAGCAGCCTCAGCGGCACGCCGACAATCCCGACGCCGGGGGGCTCCAGCGGTGATGTTCAGCTCAACCTGTCCGGCGGATTTGGCGTCGTAACCGGCTTCAGGTGGGTCACGGGCGAGCTGCAGGTTCCGGGTGATCTGTTGCTCGTCGGCACGGGCAGCTTCACCACCACCCTGCAGCTCGTTACCCCGACCGCCGCGCGGACCATCACCCTCCCTGATGCCACCGGCACCGTGGGTTATGTGGCGGGATCAAACGGCCAGGTGCCCTACAACGCGAGCGGCGCCTATGCGGGCGGGAATCTCAGCTACGACGCAACCGCAGGGACGTTCGGCTATGGCGCCGGGCGCGGCACTGTCACCCAGGCCACCAACAAATCCACGGGGGTCACGCTGAACGCCCCATGCGGTGACATCACGATGAATGGAGC